TGATGGTGGTGTGTTTAAGCCTGACCAAATGCAAATAGTTGACGCAATCCCTACGGGGCAAGTCCGCTGGTGTCGTGGTTGGGACTTAGGCGCAACAGTCGGGGGAGACCCAACAGCAGGCGCGAAAATCGGCTTGTATCAAGACGGGCGAATCATTATTGCGGATATTGTTCACGGCGACAAAGCCCCTGACGAACGAGACGCGATGTTGCGAAACACTGCCGCGCTTGATGGTCGGTTGGTTATGCAGTCGATACCGCAAGACCCTGGGCAAGCTGGTAAAACCCAAGCCTTGCACCTGACGCGCATGTTGGCAGGCTTCAATGTTGTAACCAGCCCTGAATCGGGCGACAAGATAACGAGAGCCGAGCCATTCGCAGCGCAGGTTAACGTGGGTAACGTCATGATGTTGCGCGGCGATTGGAACAAAGGGTTGATTGACGAAATGCGGTTATTCCCGAACGGTAGCCATGACGACCGTATTGACGCTTGCAGCCGTGCGTTTGGGGAGCTAATCGGGAAACCTGACAATTTGTCTAGATTTAAGGCGTTGACATGAAAAAATTTAGAGTAGACGACTACATGTCTGCTGTCTTGGGCAGTCGCTACGGTGTGAGCGCCAAGATACGGACGACAAGCGCCCCTGTTCTTTATGCGAGTGGGGGTATTTTTTCGCGCATTGTTGACTTACCCGCACATAAGGCGATGTCTGCCGGCGTGAAGATTACAAACGATTCAGACGGCCTGATTTCTGACGAATTAGACCGTTTGGACGTAGCTGCAAATATTTCAAAGGCTTTGAGCTTTTGCCGTCTGTTTGGTGGCGCGTGTATCGTGGCAGTAACTAACGATAACGCAGACCTGACGGCGGAATTGAGCTTTGAGCAACTGGACAACATCGAAGAATTGCGCGTCTATGATATTACTCAGGTGTCTGTCGAGGGCGGTTTGTACAATGACGCGACAAAACCGAACTACGGAACGCCGGAGCGATACCGTATCAGGACAAGCAAGTCCGATTTTGTGGTGCATGAAAGCCGATTGATTCCGATTGCTGGCGACTTATTGCCCGAAGTAATGCGACACACGCAGATTTACTGGCAAGGCCGAAGTGTAACAGAGCGAGCGTATCAGGCAGTCTTAGACTGGGAAGAAGCGCGGAACAAGACTAAGCAGATTCTCGACCGCAAGCAACAGCCAGTCTATAAGATGAAAGGCTTGGCCGAAGCAATCGCGGCCGATATGGAATCGGCGGTACAGAAACGCATTAACGCAGTCGATATGACGCGCGGCGTTTTGAATACCGTTGCTGTTGATTCGGAAGATGACTACGAAATCCGCGATATGGGCTTGGGTAGCTTGACCGATATCATCGGCAAGTTTGAGCAAGTCGTATCGGCTGAGTGTGGCTTGCCGATTAGCGTATTGTTTGGCGACAGCGCAAGCGGTTTGAACGCTACAGGCGAGGGCGATTTGCGGACGTTCCACGAGGTTGCGGCGGCTGAAAGGCTACGCGCTCAACCTGCATTAGAGCGGCTTGTGTCAATGATTTGCGCTCAAAAACACATGGCCTCAAAAGTGCCTGCCGGGTGGCGTATCGAATGGCCGCCGTTGTATGTGCCGACTGCTAAAGAAGAAGCGGAGATGAAGAAGCTCAAGGCCGATACCGACAGCGTTGTTATTGCTACGGTCGAAAAAGCTGTAAGCACTGGCGCAATGAGTGAAACACAAGCGGCGGACTTCTTGGCTTTGCAAGGAATGTTTGGCTTGACGTTGGAGGCAGCAGGACGAAATGTTGACTATGCCGAAGAAAAAGCGAAAGCCTAAACGATGGCTTTATCCGCTGGCAATTGAGCGAGAGTATGAGCAACTGCTGACGGCATACGCTGACGGCCTTGTAAAAGAGGTCGAGGCGCGTTTGCCGTTGCTGAATCTACGGCTTGATAGCATTGAGGACATTCCCGAGTCAACAGGCTGGTTTGAAGATTTGCGCGTGTGGTTGCTTGGTTTTCTTGGTGCTGGTAGCACGTTGCCAAGCATTAAGCAAATCATGATGGCCGTGGATAGATTCAACCGCCAGCAATTCCATGCGGTTTTCCGCTCGGTGTTTGGTGTCGATATATTTACAACTGAGCCGTTTCTCGCTGACTTGTTGGCGGCGTGGGAAGCTGAAAACATCAAACTGATTAAGTCTATCCCATCTCAATATCTCGACCAACTGCACGGCAAAATCGTTGCGGCGGTTCGTGCCGGTAAGCCAAGCAAGATGATAGCCGAGGTTGTGCGCGAAACATTCGACTTGCCGCGAAACCGTGCGAAGCTGATCGCAAGAGACCAAATCGGGAAGCTGAACGGGCAGCTTACGATGGCAAGGCAAAAGAACATTGGTGTTGAAAGCTACGTTTGGCGTACTTCTTTAGACGAGCGTGTCAGGGAAGAACACAAGCATAGAGAGGGTGAAAAGTTCAAATGGGACGAGCCGCCAAAAGACGGACACCCGGGCAACCCGATAAATTGCCGTTGTTCCGCCGAGGCTGTGTTTCCTGACTTGGAAGATTTGAAAGGTGTTGTTTATGGCAATACGTTATGACCGTGCGCCCATCAAGGCAAAGCGAACGGACGAAGGATTTATTAAAGATACCCCTGTTCTAACACGGACAGGGGTTTTTATTTACCGCAACGCTGACGGCAGTGAACGGCGAGAATATCGCCCGCCTGAAGAAGTATTCAAGGCGGACAGCTTGGCACTTTATGCAGGGATTCCGATCACAAACGGCCATCCAGGCAAGGTTACAAGCGCAAACGCGGCAAATCATACAATCGGCGCGGTGCTTACGCCTGCACGACAGGACGGAGACAACCTGATTGCCGATATTGTGATTCACAATGTGGCGGCGGTAAACGCAGGCAACAAAGAACTTTCAGTAGGCTATGAGTTAGATTTGGACGAAACGCCGGGCATCACGCCTAACGGTGAACGTTATGATGCGGTGCAACGGAACATCGTCCCTAACCATTTGGCTATTGTAAGCAGGGGGCGTGCAGGTAATGCACGTTTGAACATGGACGGCGACGAAGAAGCCGTTATTAATGATGGAGATGTCTCAATGACAAAACTACGTTTGGACAACGGTATCGAATATGACGCCGCGCCTGAAGTAATTCAGGCTTACAACAAACTGAAACAAGACCAAGCGGAAACGGTAGCGGCCAAGGATAAAGCCGAAGCACGCGCCGATTCCGCCGAAGCTGATTTGAAAAAACTGCAAGCTGAGCAAGACAAGTTCAAGCAAGATGCGCTGACCGTTGCGCGTGAACGCTTGGAACTGGAAGCGGTGGCGAAAGCGCATAACGTTGAGTTTAAGCAAGATTCCGCCGACCGTGAAATCAAAATTGGCGTAATCAAGGCCATTCGTGGCGACAGTCTGAATATGGACGGCAAATCTGACGACTATGTGGCCGCCGCGTTTGATATGGCGATTGTGGCGCATGAAGAAGCCGCAAAAGCCAAAGCCGTTGCAGGCCAACGCCAAGATATGGCAGAGGGCAAAGCCGAAGCAGGCATGTCGGCCGCTGAAGCACGCGCCAAAATGATTGCCGGTAATCAGGAGGGTAAATAATGGCAATGTACGATAACTACATGAATCCTGCGTTTGCAGGCATGAAAGCAGACAGCGGCTTTGACCGCGTTGAAAGTGGCGCTGTTGCGGCTGACGGCTTGCAATCAGGCGTGATTGTTGGCAAGGACGCCAAAGGCTTGATTGTGGCCGGTAAAGGCGTAAAAGCCGCCATCGGCGTAACCATCCACTCACACGCTCAGCTTGAGCCGTATAAGCAAGGCGATTGCGTGTCTGTGATGACCCGTGGCCTGTGCTGGGCGCGTGTTGCTACCGGTAAAACTGCCACCGCTGGCGAGGCTGTTAAATTCGATGCGAACGGCCTGATTGATAACACTGCTGCAAACACTTTGACTAACGCCACGATTCGCGATGTCAAAGACGTGAACGGCGAGAAAATCGCCTGCGTTGAATTGCACGCGCCTACTGTTTAAAGGGGTAACTAATGAATCAAAAACACATGCATTATGACGAAGCGGAGAAAAGCACAATCGCCGCTTTTGTTCAAAATATGGGTCAGAAGTTCAATGAAGACCAAAGTGTCTTTGTTGCGCGTGAACTGGACTACGTAAAAGCCAAAGTTTACGAGAAGAAACGCCCGCCGATGTTGGGCTTGTCGCTGATTCCGCAAGAATCTGACGCGCCTGAATGGGCTGAAACCATCACTTACAAAGTCTATGACGTTGTGGGTATGGCGAAGATTATCGCAAACTATGCCGACGACCTGCCACGCGCTGACGTGGAGGGTAAAGAGCACACAATCCGCGTCAAAACCATCGGTAACAGCTACGGCTATAACGTGATGGAACTGAAAGCATCTGCCGGTTTGGGTCAAAACCTGCCGACCAAGAAAGCCGAAGCGGCACGTCGTGCGGTTGAAGTGAAGCTGAATCAGGTGGCGATGGTTGGCGATGCCGACTATAACTTGTACGGCATGACTAATCACCCGAATATCGGTCAAACTACCTTGCCTGTTGCGAAATCATGGGACAAATGCACCGGCGAAGAATTGATGCAGAATCTCGATGCCTTGTGGAACGCAGTCCGCTTGCAGTCTAAAGGTGTTCACACGCCTAACAAGCTGATTCTTTCTTCCACTCTTCATGCAATCGTAACTTCAAAAATCTACACTGCCGGCACTGGTGAGACCGTTTGGGGCTTCTTTAATAAGAAACATCCGGGCTTGCAACTGGTGGAAGCGCCTGAGTTTGACAAAGCAGGCACTGGTGGCGCTCACTTGGTATTCATCGGCGAATTTGACGCCGAGAACATGAGCCACGAAGTAGTGATGCAATTCAACCAACTGGAAGCGCAAGCGCGTAACCTTGAATTGGTTGTTCCTTGCTACGCTCGCACTGCTGGTGTTGCCGTGCATTACGCTTTGGCATTCTCAAAAGCCGAAGTGCCTGCCGCTTAATCTTGAAGCCGCCTGAAATATGGCGGCTTTCTCTTGGAGATTAAAAGATGATTTATGTCAAAAACGTGAAGCCGTCTGTTGTTGTGTTGAACGGCAGTATCGTGGTTGCACCGCTTGATGTCGTGCAGGTTGACGAAAACGACAACGGCGTTAAGCGCCTGTTGGAAAGCGGTCAACTGGTAGAAGCGACAAGCAACGAAATCCCGACAACAGTAGAAGAACAGCCTGAAGATTTGGACGGCATGACTGTTGCGGAATTGAAAGAATACCTGAAAGCAAAAGGTGTTCAGTTTTACGCAAACGCCAAAAAAGACGAACTGCTGACACTGGCAAAGGAAGCTTAAATGGAATGTTCTGACGTATCTGTAAAAACCCTGCTTCTGTACGCGCCGATGTTGCAGACGATGGACGAAGCCGTCTTGCATGATACGTTGGTTGCTTCCATTGATTTTGCGCCGTCCTGCCTGCCTGAAGCAAAGCAGAAAGAGGCTGTCTATTACTACGCGGCCTACTTGCTGTCATTACGACAACAGGCGGAATTGGTGGGCGTAATTCCTGCTGGCGTAACTTCCGAGAAAGAGGGCGACTTGTCGCGTTCATACGGGAACAACGGCAGCAATTCGGCAGACCCTTATGGCTTTTTGGCGCGTTATGAAAAGCTGAACAACGTCTGCAAGCGTATTGGCGCTATTACTGTCGGCACTGGCGCGATTGGTGGCTGTTGTGGGTGTCTTTGATATATCGGTCAAGCTGTCGGATATGGGGCTTGATAAGGCGCTTGAGAACGTCATTCAGCTTAAAGACAAGCAGGCCAAGGTGGGTATCCAAGCCGGTAGTGGTTCGCATGACGGTGTTGATATTGTCGATATTGCCGTCTACAACCATTTCGGCACAAGAAATATCCCATCACGGCCTTTTGTCAATGACTGTTTCGACAAGAATCAAGGGCAAATTGCCGAGGCCAAGAAACGCATTGTTTACCGTGTTATGGACGGAATGTCCGCAAGTGCAGGGCTGTCTCAGCTTGGGCAGTGGTATCAAGACGTGTTAAAAGGCCATATCCGTAACGGCGGCTGGGTGCCCAATGCGCCTGCAACCATCAAGCGTAAAGGCTCAAGCAAACCGCTGATTGATACAGGTCAACTCGTTAACTCTGTAAGGTGGAAAATCGAATGATGAGTTTTAGGAAACCGCAAACGGTGAAACGCTTTGCAGGCGGGAGGTACGTTAAAGGCCGTTGGGTAGCCGATGAAGAATCGGAAACCCTGCAAATCATGGCGAGCGTCCAGCCTGTAACCAATGATGATATGCAAAACCTGCCCGAAGGTAAGCGCATTGAGCGAGCCGTTAAAATCTACACTGACGAACTGTTGAGGGTAGAGGGAACGGATGAACAAGGCGATGTTATTTTATGGCAGGGGCGTGAATATCGTGTGATCGCGATTGCGCCTAATCAAATGGGTGTGATTAGCCATTACCGTTATTACGCTGTAACGGAGGTTGAATCATGAGAGACGACCTTTATAACATCATTGAAAGCGTTTGCGATTACCCTGTCATTTGGGCATACGAAAACGGTAAACGCCCAAGAACAACGTTCTTCCTGCTTGATGTCCGAACGGTTAACGCCCAATGGGGTGCTATTGTCGGCAATGTTGCCGATGATGGCAGTCGGCAGATTGACGCGAACCGCGAGGCCAGTGTCTATCTAACCTGTTTCGGTAAGGATTCTGACAAGATTCTTGACGAAGTGGCCATGCGCCTACAGACAGAGCGCGTCTTAGATATGCTGGAAGCCGCTAACGCCGACATTGTCGATTTTGACACGATACAACACGCGCCCAAGCTATTTGAGCGAGACCATGAGCAACAGGCAGTCTTGGGCTTCCGTTACCGCTACACGGCAAACACAACGGAAACCATCGATTTCATTGAATCGGTAGATTTAAATATTGATACGCAGCCATAGGGCTGCTTTTTTATGGAGTAATAACTATGGCAAGTATCGACCGCCTTGTGGATGTTCAGATTAGTCTGAACACTACAGGCATTGCAACATCAAGCTTTTCAGACGGTATGTTTGTTGTGCCGCATTGCCTGAATTTGAGCCGCATGATGGCCATTACCGGCGCAGACCAGCTTCTTGAGATGGGCGCACGTCCTACTGATTTGGTGTATTTGGCTGCGCAGGCTTGGTTCTCGCAAGGCAAGCACCCAAGCAAGCTGTACATCGGCCGCAAGCAAATCAACAGCGTGAAACTGGCCGTCAATAAAGCCAAAGCCGCTGAATATAAAATTACCGTTGCCCGCAAGGTTGGCGGCGAAACGGTAACTCAAACGGCAAGCACTACCGGCACGGCGGAAATGCAACCAAGCGCAATCGCCACAGCCTTGAAAACTGCTGCCGCTTCTATTGGCGTGACTGTTTCCGTCAATAACAACGTGCTGACAATTTCTTCTGACGAAGCGTTTACGCTGAAATATGTGAACTTGGACAAGCAGGAAGAATCTTCTACCGAATCATGGACGGACGCACTGTCTGCTATTCAAAAAGCAGGCGGCGACTGGTACGGCTTGGCTATTTCCAGCCGAAAAGCCGCTGATGTGTTGGAAGTGGCGGCATGGGCTGAAGCAAATCATAAAATGTTTGGTACGGCTTCGGCTGATGAACAGATTACGGACGGCTCAACCGACACGGATATTTTGAGCCAACTGAAAACTAAGGGCTATGCCTACACGTTTGGCATGTACCACACAAAAGCCGAAACTGAGTTTCCTGAATTGGCGCTGATGGCAGACCGTTTCACTTATTACCCCGGTCAAGAAACTTGGGCAAACGTGAAACTGAACGGCATTACCGCCGATACACTGCTTGAAAGCCATGTGATTGTCGTTCAAAGCAAGAACGGCTCAACCTTTGAGAATTTCGGTTCTTTCTCGATTTCTCAACAGGCCAAAACAGCAAGCGGCGAATGGATTGACGTCATCCGTTTCCGCGATTGGCTTAAAGCGAATATGCAGGCTGACGTAGCCTATGCGCTGATTAATGCAGGCGGCAAAGTGCCATATACCGACAAGGGTATTCAGGTTATCGTTAACGCCATGCGCCAAAGCTTGGACTTGGGCGTACAACGTGGCGGCATTGCACAGCCTGAATTGGATTCCGAAAATAAAGTATTGGAATCATACGTTATCAAATATCCGCGTTCTTCCGATATTTCGCCAAACACTAAAGCAAAACGTATCTTGCAAGATGTTGGTGGCGTAGCGCGTTTGGCTGGCGCAATCCACTTGGTTGAAATCAAGTTTGCTTTGGCTTATACCCTGTAATTAACAGGCCGTCTGAAATATGACGGCCTTTCTTTTGGAGATTAAAAGATGGCTGGTGTTAAAACATACGCAAGCGACAAAGTGGCAATCACGTTCGGCGCGCATAGCTTTAAAGGCTTGGCAGATGGCACGTTTGTGAACATTGAGATGATGTCTGACGGCGTAACAAGTAAAGCAGGCGCGGATGGCGAAGTAGCCCGTTCCATGAGCGCAGACAAGCGCTGTAAAGTGGCTATTACCCTGTTGTCAACAAGTGAAACCAATACGGTTTTGAGCCGATTCTACGACGCAGACCAAGTATCGGGTGGTGCGTTGCCTTTGCCGTTGACGATTAAAGACTTGCGCGGCGATACCATGTTTGCGGCCGGTTCGGCTTGGATTGTCAAAAAAGCAAACACTGAATTTTCTCAAGAGGTTGGTACGCGCGAATGGACGTTCGAGACCGCCGCCGCCGAGTATATCGCAGGGGGTAACTAATGAGCATTTCTAAGGAAGTGATGATTGGTCAAAACAAGTTCGGCATTATACGCATGGACGCTTTCACGGCGTTGGGTGTGTTTGGCGACTTGCAGAAAGAATTATTGCCGGCGCTGGGTAATTTAGCGGCCGATGGCGAAGATTCGGTCATGAAAACCATTGAATCGCTGTCGTCTCACTTTACAGGCAAACAGTTGACCGAATGGGCGGAGCGCCTGATTACGCCTGATTATGTGTCGGTTTACGATAAAGACGACCGCGAATTTGTGCGCTTGACCGCCGACCGCCGTGAAATCGTCTTTGAAAACGCGGTGCAGATTCTCGAATTGTTGGTAGAAATCATTAAGGAGAATTTCGCCGACCCTTTGACGCAATGGCTAGGCCGTTCTGGACTGGCCGACAAATTAAAAACCAAGAAAACGGACAATTCCGCGAAGAAATAAAAGCGGAGTTTCTGATTTGGCGGCCAATCATGGGCGGTTTCGTAACCTTGACCGAGGTCAAGAACGGAACTGCTTCATTGATTGACCTGCTGAAGATTAACGCCTTGATGGATTCTCAGGCGGCTGCCGAGGCTGAGGCGATGGAGCGTGCAAAATGAGCGTAATGAAAGAGTTAGTGACGGTTCTCAAGTTTAAGCTTGAAGAATCGGGAATTAAGAAGTATCAAGCCGCTTTAAAAGGTGCGCAAACCGAAGCCAAAGCCTTAGGCAAAAACATGAATGACGGCTTGCAGCAGACAAGCGGTATTATTGACGGAATCAAAGGCAAATTAATCGGGCTTTTCAGTGTTGCCGCAGGCGGTGCGCTGATTAAGTCTGTGATTAGCACAAGCGCGGAATTTGAGAAGTTTGAAACAATCTTAGGTACGATTGAGGGGTCAAGCGAAAAGGCCAAATCCTCAATGGACTGGATTTCAGACTTTGCCGCCAAAACGCCTTATGATATTGCAGGCGTTACTGATGCCTTTATTAAGCTTCGCGCCTACGGCATGAATCCAATCAAAGACGACTTGCTGCGAACGCTTGGCGATACATCGGCGGCGATGGGCAAGCCTATCATGCAGGCGGTTGAGGCAATCGCGGACGCTGTTACAGGCGAAAATGAACGCCTCAAAGAGTTTGGCATTAAGGCCGCGAAACAGGCGGGCAAAATTGCCTACACATACACAGACAGCGCAGGCAAGCAGCAAACCAAGCTGGTTGACGCAAACAGCCGTGAGCAGATTCAGGCGACCTTGCAGGCGATTTGGAATGAGAAATACGCCGGGGCGATGGATAAACTCTCAAACACTTGGGAGGGTATCACGTCCAATATCGGCGACCAATTCGACCGCTTAAAGCTGGAGATTGGGCGAGCCGGTATCTTTGATGGCGCAAAACGCGGCTTGAAAGCGTTTCAAAGTATGCTTGAAAGCCTTGACGCAGACGACTTGAAAGAAATTGCCGAGACGTTGGTAGAGATTGGAAAGGCGGCAACCATTGCCTTTGCTTCTTACTATATTGTGCAATTTAGAACGGCTGTTCTCGCAGCAACAGGTGCGACAAACCTATTTGCTGCTGCGAGAATGAGGCTGGCTGCGGCCATGACGTTTAAAAACGGCGTCATGATTGGGCAAATGCTCAAATACGCGGCCTTGCTGTACGGCATCTACCTTATCGGCGAAGATATCATCACATGGCTGCAAGGCGGTGTATCAGTAACAGGCGGTTTAATTGGGCGTGTCGAGGAATGGCGCGACCAAATTAATGCTGTGAAAGAAACACTGATTGCAATCAAGGACTTTTTGGGCGGCGCTGGCATGGAGCTTGGCGAATGGCTGGCAAAAGGCGCGGCGATAGCGGCGGTGCTGTTTACCGTCTTTACGATTGTGTCGTCATTAGTTGGTGTAATTGGTTCGATTGTGTCGGCTGTCGGTGTGGTTGTCGGTGTAATTGGTGGACCATTAACGCTTGTCGTTTTGGCTGTTGGTGCGGCGATTGCTGCAATCATCTACTACTGGGACGATATTAAAGCGGCCGCTGAAGCGGTTGCCCAATGGATCCAAGACACATGGAATAGCGCGATAAGCTGGATTACCGCGAAAGTAGAAGAGATAACTTCCCGCTTTCACGGGGTAAAAGAGGCTGTCGGCTTGCTGATTGGCATTATTGGTGGTCCGTTGATGATGGCCGTCATGTCCATTTCTGCGGCGGTGTCTTTAATAAGCAGTCATTGGGGTTCTGTTAAAGCGGCAGGCGCGGCGGCAGGCCAGTGGATTAAAAGCGTTTGGGACAGCGCTATTAACGGCATTATCAGCATGATTGACGGGATTATTTCCAAGTGGAACAGCTTTAAGGGCATGATTTCTGCCGGAGTTAATTTCATCATGGGCGCTTCTTCTAAAGTCCCAAGCGCGGCAGGCGGCGGTACGACAAGCCAAGTGAATAACATCACGGTCAACGGCGCGCGCAATCCTGCAAGGGCTGCGGCCGCTACGGTAAACGGAATCCGTCCTGTTCCGAGATTGTCAGGGGTGCGTTAATGAGTTTAGTGAATTTGGTTTTCGGAATTGGCAACACAAGAACGCAAATCGGCACGCTTGAACTTGACGCCTTGCTTGAGGAGACTGTAACACTCACAAGCAAGGTTACGAAGTACGTTGTAGAGGACGGTGCGCCGATTACCGACCACATCAGCAATGAAAACGAGAAACTGCACATTGAGGGCATTGTAACCAGTGCAACCGTTGTGCTGCGAGGCGAGGCAGGGCGGCAGAAGCTGATTAACGCTAAGGAAGCCCTGCGCCTGCTGCATGAGCAACGAACGCCCATCACGGTTATCACCGGCATGGACATGTACGTTGATTTCGCTATCGAATCGTGCGATATCGGGCGTAACGTTGATGATGGCGAGTGTCTGACAGTTAGTCTTGAGTTATCGCATATCAGAAAGGCTACTGTTGAGACTACGGACGTGCCGGAGGGTAAAGTAAAGGCGGCGAATAAGGGCAAGGCAGGCGAAACCAAGAAGAAGGGCGGCAAAGTAACCAACACGAAGAGCAAATCTTCAACTGTTTCTAAAGCAGCCAAGTCTAAGACAACGCCAAGCCCGAAAGCGGCAGAAAAGGCGCAAGCCGTTGTTTCTGCCGATAAGGCGGCGCAAACGTCTCAAAAAGCAGGTAAGACCATGAGACAAACAAGCAAGGCAAGCCAAGCATTTGGGTGGGGGCGATGATAAAAATTCCATTGATTGACGCAAACGATTTCGAGGTTGAGGCCGAACTTGATGATGTGACATATTTCCTGCACTTCGCCTGGAATGACGAGGCGGAAATTTGGACGTTATCGGTTTCCAACGCCAACAACGAAAGCGTTTTGTCGGGTATCCGTATCATCACGAACTACCCTTTGCTGGGCAATTACCCGCATTTGGGTTTGCCTAAAGGCTATCTGATTGCAACGTGCTTGGACACTTCAAAATCGACAATCGGCAGAAGTGATTTTGTCGATAACGTGGTCGAGATGGTGTATATCTCGCGCGATGAATAGGGCGAATTATGTATAAATTTGACCGAACGTATCGGCTTGTCGTTGGTAAATCAGGCGGACAAGGCAAGGAAATCAAGCCGCCGATTCATATCGAATTTGAGATTGAGAAAACGACAAAACCCGATCCGAATCAGCACAAAATCAAAATCTACAACCTGAAACCTGAAACCGTGGAAGCCATTAGTAAACCTGATGGCTTTTGTGTTTTGTACGCTGGCTATAAGGAAGAGGAAGAAGATGTACTGATGGCGGCTGGTGGCGTGGTTGATGCCTATACTTACCTTGACGGCGAAAACCGCGTTACAGAGTTGCTTGTAGCTGATGGCTGGGTCGAATTGCGCGACTCTGCCGTTTCGCTGGGTTACGGCAAAGGCGTGAACGCTCACACAATCATCAAAGACATTGCCGGGCAAATGAATCTGCACCTTGTCATGGACAAAGATGTGCCGAATCGGACGTGGGAGCATGGTTTTAGTTTCATGGGCGCGGCGCGGAAAGCCTTAGACAAGGTTGTTGCTGGTACTGGCTTGGAATGGTCGGTACAGAATCAGACGCTTCAAGTCATTAAAAAGCTCAACACAACCAAGCGGCAGGCGGTCGTTATTTCGCCTGATAGTGGATTAATCGGCTATCCCGAAAAGCAACGTGAGGGCGCAAGAGAAAAAGCACCAATCGCTACGAAAAAAGGTAAGCAAAAAGAAATCGTTTCCGCCGAACAACAGCGCGACGGCTGGAAAGTCACAAGCCTGCTTTTGCCTTTCATCAATCCGGGCGATATTGTCAAAGTCGAAAGCCGTGAAATTAACGATTTCTACCGTGTCGAGAACGTGAAACATTCCGGCGCGTTGGATGATGGCGACTGGGTTAGCGAATTGGAACTGAAAGAGATTAAATGACGGATATTGCAGAAGAAATTAAGTCTGAACTGTCTGAAATCCATACCTGCCTGCCCGGCAAGATTGTGAGTTGGAACGGTTCGCTGGCGGTGGTGAAACCTGCCATGCCGATTGCCCTGTCAAGCGGCGACAGTTTGCCTGCGCCACAAATCGTGAGCGTGCCTGTTTGCTTTCCTACAGGCATGGGTGGCAGTGCGATGATAAGCGTACCGTTGCAAGCAGGCGATGACGTGCTTTTACACTTTTCAGAAGATGCCTTAGAAAACTGGCTTTCAGGTTCGGACGAAGCGCCGACAGACCCGCGGCGGTTTGACTTGTCGGATTGTTTCGCAAGTCCGATGGTTCGCCCTGGTGTCGGCGTGGCTGATACGGCAAATCTACGGCTTATTTGCGGCAGTGCAAGCATGACACTTGCCCCATCGGGCGAAGTGACAATTATCGCAACGAATTTCAAGGTTGACGCGCCTGCTTCGGAGTTTACAGGGACGTCAACAACGGCAGGGCAGATTACAGGTCAAGGCGGCATGGCTGTGAGCGGTGGGCATGGTGTTTCTTGCGAGGGGAATATCGATATTAAAGGCGGCGTGACGGCGACTGATGACGTTACCGCTGGCGGTATCTCTTTAATGGGACACACACATACTGGCGACAGCGGCGGCACAACTTCCGCGCCGAAGTAGGGGATTTTATGAGTATTGATATTGCCTTAACTGCTGGGCATGACCTGACGTTAAACCAAGACTTCAATTTTGTTGACGGCGCGGAACGTGTCAAACAGCAAATTAAAATCACGTTGCAGACGTTTCTAGGCGAATGGTTCTTAGATGTGAATCACGGGGTGCCTTATTTTGAAAGTGTCCTTGTGAAGCAACCAAACAGGGCGGCTATTGAGGCCATTTTGCGGACGAAAATAAAAGACGTTCCCGATGTTTCCGCCGTTCGGAGTTTACATTTAAGTGTAGATTCTCGAAGCCGTTATCTCTACGTTAACGGCGAGGCGGAGACGAAAGAGGGCATGGTTAAATTTGAATTTAAGGTGTAGTTATGGCGGGAAAATTCGGAGTAACGGCGGCAGGCTTTGTCAAAATGAGACTGCCTGAAATCCGCCTTGCGATTATTGACGATTTCAAAGCGCGATTGCGTGAGTATGGAATCTCAGATGATATTCAAACGCGCCCCGACAGCATTATCGGCATTTTGATCAACACATTTGCCGACCGTGAAGCTGCGCTGTGGAATGTGGCCGAGGGCGTTTATAACGCCATGTACCCCACGACAGCGACAGGCGTATCACTCGACAATGCGGTGTCGTTTTCGGGTGTATCACGATTGCAGGCGGTGGACGCAAAAGCCACGGTTATTTTTTATGGCGACCAAGGGACTTATATTCCTGCTGGTTCGGAGATTCGTAACTCTGACACTCAAGTCGTTTGGGCAACGTCTGAATCTATCAGCGTGTCATCTACCAACGCGGCGGACGTGTTGATTGCGCCGACGGTTGCGGACGATACGACTTATTCTGTAACGGTTGATGGCGTGAAGTATTCGTTCACGAGTGGGAAGAACGCCACGACCATCGGCGTTTTGCGTGGTTTGGCGGCGGCTTTGTCGTCAACGAACTATGCCGTTTCAACAACCGGCGCGGCGATTCGTGTAGCGGTCAAAACATCATCTTCCATGGTGGTGCAGCTATCGGCCGGGTTGTCGTTTATTGAGATTGGTTCGCCTGTTTCCGCTTCGCCGCTTGATGGCGTGAATGACGTGGCCTCTGAGGGCATGATTAACGAGCTTATCACCCTGATTGCAGGCGTGAAGCGCGTTTCAAATCTTCAATCTGTTGCAGGCCGCGGGGTGGAGACAGACGAGGAACTGCGCCGCCGCTATCAGACTGGTGTTTATACACTGGGCGCGGCGACTTATGACTCAATTATCGCCAACATCACTGACGCAATCCCGACAGCGACAGATATTAAGCTGTTTGAAAACGACACGGACAAGACGGCGAACGAGCTTAAACCACATTCTATCAAGCTGGTTATCGATGGCGGCAATGAAGATGATATTGCCCAAGCCTTGCACAAATACAAGGCGGCCGGTATCGACACAAACGGCGATATTGTGAAACAGATTCAAACTGATGCAGGCTTAAAACAAATCGCTTTCAGCCGTCCGAATTACCGTTACATTTGGGTCAAGGCTAAATTGCAAATGCTTGACGGCACGGAGGCGCAATTCCCGACCGATGGCCTTGATACGATTCGTCAGAATGTCTTGGAAATCGGCAAGGCGTTGGCGGTTGGCGATGATGTGCTGCTGCAGAAATTCTTCTGCGCCGTGTTTAAAGTGCCGGGCGTTTCGACTGTTGATTTGAAGTTTGCGGTTCAAACGGAATTGGGTTCAAAACCTGCCGACAGTGAGTATTCTGCGCAAAATATCGTGATTAACACTTACGAACGGGCAATTTTCGACCTAACACGAATTGAGGTATCTTGATGATTCGAGATTACGACCACGGCAGCCACGCATGGGGGAACTGCCTAAACCAATTCAGGAACAAGCCTGTTTTTGAGAGCTTCGTTAAAGCCTTGTATCAGCCTATGAACGGCTTACACAAGGCTTTTTTCGATTTGCAATTCAAGCGCGGGCTTGATACAGCTGAGGGCGTGCAGTTAGACAGAATCGGCGATATTGTCGGACTGAAGCGCACGCTCAACAACGCCGAATCAATTATCTTCTTCGGCTTCGAGGAGCAGACAGACGTTAAAGGCTTCGGGCAGGCGAGATTGCGCCGCGCCTACGAGCGGACGATAGGCGGCAGTGTGTCATTGCCTGACTATGAATATCGAATGTTGCTCAAGTGGAAAATTGCCGTAAACAACGGGCATGGCACTGTTGAGGAAATCATCAATGCTATGAGAATGGTGTTTGATACTTCGATGGTTCGGGTATTTGACGCAGGGGACGCCAAGATTCAGCTTGTCTTTAATTCGCGGAAAACGCCCAAGTACCTGCTGAACAATATGCGCAGCCTGATTCCGAAAGCGGCAGGCGTTGGCATTGAGGTTATGGCATTTGATGAAGAACACCCGTTCGGATTTGAGGACCAAGGTTACCAAGGATTTGACGAGGGCGTTATGCTTTCAGAAAGCGAGATTGTGAAGTGAATTTATTTGATTGGTTCAAGCGGTCATTCGGCAAGAATGGCGACCGCCAAGACTGGACGGCTGACGAATATCAGGCAGGCTGGGCGGCAATTAATAACGACCCGCCGACTGTTGAGCAGTTCAACCAGCTTCAATTCTTGGCTGACGAGAAAGCCGCGTATTTATTCGCGCAAATGGCGGCAACTTGGACAAAAGACAAAACGCCGCTCACTGTTGGCGATAACGAACGGTTGAAACGCGCCATTCAACTGATGATTACCGAGGCGGCTACGTCCGTGGTCGATAACCTGACGTCTAGTGCCGGAGATGCTGCGCTGTCTGCGAATCAGGGCAGAATCTTGAATGAGCGCATTATGAAAGCTGCTCCGAGCGGTTCAATTCTCTACACGGCTTCCAATTCCGTTCCTGACGGTTGGTTGCTGTGTGATGGAACAGCGGTATCGCGTGATGAATATTCCGACTTATTCGCGGCAATCGGCACGACCTATGGCAGCGGTAACGGTGCGACAACATTCAATCTGCCGGATATTCGCGGCGAGTTTATTCGCGCCTTGGATAATGGTAGGGGAATTGATTCCAACCGTAAAATCGGCACATACCAAGCCGATGAAATTAAAAGCCATAAGCATATCTCATACTTTGGCGAGGGTAATATGCAATATCCGAACGGCGTGGCAGAACGTGGGAAACTTGGTTCAGGGGGTGGTATCGACGGCGACAATACATATCCATATACATCAAATACCGGCGGCGATGAAACACGACCGCGAAATATTGCCTTTCCCGCAATTATTAAAATTTAACCGATAGGCTGTCTGATTCAGACGGCATTTTTTTTACGGATTGGAAATGACAAATGTCTGAAAAATGGTTCACGCAAACCTTTGCCGTTGCTGGCAAAACCAAACCTTGGGACGAAAACCAATATTCTGACGGTTGGGGAAGTATTGGTAACCGACCGCCGACAAAAGAACAGTTCAACTGGGTTCTTCGCCGCCTTGATGAGAAAATCAACTTCATTTACCGCCGAAACAACTCAGTAGAACTTAATAAAGAGTTGGTAAAGAAAGTCCATATTGTCAAAAATATTAATGAGTTGCGCCAATTCTCAGGCGATGGCGTGGTGTTTGTATGTGGCTACCATGAAACTGGGGCAGGTTATGGCGACGGGCTATTTATTGCCGACTCACTAGACAAGTCATCTGCTGACAATTCTGTGTCGGTAATTGTTGGTGTAGATAATTTACGCTGGAAGCGTGTATTTGACGGCGCAATGAGCTTGTATGATTTTGGTTACTTGCCGTCTAAGAACAACGCAAAGGAAGCCGTGAACACCGCCGAATCTGCCGCGCTTGGCGTATTTGTTGATTGTCTTGGCTTGACTGTTGACATAGGGACGAAATACCCGACCAAAAACAAATACACAAACGGCAAATTTACGATTAGCGGTAAAACCGTTGATATGCAGTATCAGCCGATTCGTAGCGGCATTGGTCGTTTTATCACTGGCTCAGGCGCAGCGGCTAATCTCAAGTCAAGCGAATGGACAGGCACTGGACTTGTCGTTATTGGCGAGGGTGCAATGGCGAAGATGGAAAAATGTGTTTCCGGTATCGCTATTGGCGACCGCGCGCAGGGCTTTTCAAAAATCAGCCGAGACAACATTGCTATCGGGCCTGATAGTTTGATTAGCGTACAAGCCGAAACTGAATGGTATGAACAATCCAAGATGGCAGGTACTCGCAACATCGGTATCGGCGGCAATGCTGGGCGTGGTATCACAAGCGGATATTCAAACGTTGCCATTGGTCGTAATGCAGGCCAAGGCTTGGGAACAGGTTATTCCAACGTTGCCCTTGGTGGCGGCGCATTAGGCGGTACTGCACCAGTTGGATTGACTGGCGATATTGAGGTTTTTTGGCCGTCTAAAACCAGCAAAACCGTAGCAATCGGTCAGTCGGTTTTGGCGCAATATCAAAATCAAGAGGCACAAGTCGTTATTGGTGGAGACGCGGCGAAGAACGCCAAAGCGGTTGATAAAACTACCGTCATCGGTTCTGCCGCAATGGAAAATCTCGAACGAAACCGCGCACCGAATGGCGGTGATGTTGTATGGAATGGCACGGAATCAGGTACTTATACCCAATCAGGAAATACCATTACGCTGACATTCTCGAATCTTCGGGGAGCGAAAGCGACTTATTGGGTTGGTATCCGTTTGACATCAGGCGCGGCGCAGACGTTGCAAGGCGATGTTGTGCCTGTTGAAGTTGTTTCCGCTACTGAAACGACTATTACGGTTAATAGCCCTAAATCGCTCAATACTTCGGGCAGTGCGGAACTGAGGTTTGTTTACTCAGCAACATCATCCGCCGCGAAGAACGAGGAATTAACCATAGTAGGTGCAAATGCGATGAATAGCGCATTGACGGCGGCATACACTACCATTATCGGCGCAGACGCGGCTTTGTCAGGTTCTAACTACCGACAAGCAACCGCAGTTGGAGCTTCCGCAATGCGAAAAGGCAATCACTCTTCCAGTGTTGCGGTCGGCTATTGGTGCGCCCCAAATATCAGCAGTGAAAACAGCGTTTTTATTGGCGATTCAGCAGGTTATCGAAACGTTCAGGGCGATATGCTCAGTGGCAAAATCACAAACTCAATCGCCATTGGCTACAACGCGCGGCTTAACGGCGATAATGAAATCCAAATTGGTAGCGCAGGACAAACGCTTTATGCGCCAACGACCGTGAATATTCGTTCAGACGGTCGAGACAAGACAGACATCAAGCCGCTTGAAAAGGGCTTGGAGTTTGTCATGAAACTGAAGCCTGTTACTGGTTACTATGACCGCCGCGATTCATACGTTGACGAGCTTTTCCAAGACTTGCCGGAAGATGAGCGTTCTGAAAAATTGCGCAAGTGGTGGGCGAAGCCTAAGAAAGACGGCAGCCATAAGGAAGATAGACTACGTCACTGGTTTATCGCTCAAGACGTTGCCGCGCTTGAATCTGAATATGGGCAGTTGCCGATGGTAAACCTGAAGAACGACACATACACAATCGAGTATGAAACGTTCATTCCAGTTTTGACTAAAGCCATTCAGGAGCTTACCGAGAAAGTCGAGGCTTTGGAGCGTAAAAATTCCAAGTAACCGATAGAGGGCGTCTGAAACATGACGGCCTTTTATTTTTGACTTTTTGATAAATTTGTCAAAAACCCTGAAAGGGGGAGTTATGATTAAAATTAAAGCGGAAATCCCGATTATAAACATCGAGATACCGCGCGGAAACGCCCGGCGTTTTGAAGTAACGGTAACGGCGGACGGTAAACCGTTTGATTTATCGACCGCTAAT